AATTCTGGTGACTCACAGGAAATGCATGATCACTGTGATTCACAGTGTAACTTAAGTATGGTATATTTTCATACTATAAACGATGATGATGAGTGTCAATTTCAATTTTGTAATACTGAATACTCTTTATATCGGATGCAGGGTCTTGATGTATTGAAACATCCTTCATTTCCATCCGTCATACCTAAAATCTCACAGGGAGACATTCTTATATTTCCTTCTCATTATTATCATTTAGTTTCATCACATAAGGGGACTAAAACTCGCATCACATTTAGTCTTAATTTTAAGATTATTCCCATTACATCAAGTGATAATACACAATCCCAAAGAAAAATTAAATTAACTAACTAATTGTGCAAGACATGTTAGTATGTCAAAACATTAGGAGAATTTTGATGACTCTACCCAAAGACCGCAAACTGAAAACTCAAGAACTAGAGTCAATTCGGAAAGCGGTTGAAGACTCTGACATCAGAGCTATTCATCCTGATAAAATGGAAGAGTGGGCAGAACACCTTGTACGGAAACTTAAAAAATGAGTATTGAACGCAAACTTGAACAAATTGAAATCTCCGATATGGAGGATTTCCTTGATGAGTGTCAGTCAAAAGCTGATGAACTAAATATCAACTTGGAGTATTATCTCGAAGAGTTTATCTGATGTCGGACAGAGACAAACTTGTTGCAGCACAAGCACATGTGGAGAGTCTAGTGATTCTCCTCGAAGACAATCCATACAAAAATTACATGTATTCAAACTTGAATACAATTAAATGGGAATTACAACGTCAGTTGACTAATTTTGATGTTACTGATAGTATTAAGGAGTAATTACAGGAGTAAATGAAGTATCTGTACATTATTGACCACTTTGTTCCCTTTCCACGATCAGAATATGGTGGTGTGTGGAATGTCATTGCAAAAGATGATGAAGAATGTTTTGATGTTGTAGTGTCTGAAGATGATGAATTAAACATTGGTTGCTACACTAAGTTGAGGGAAAACATTAAGAAATCCACTAAATATGCATTGTTGGACGAAGAAACGTCTAAAGTAGTAACTTCATTTCTCACCTAGAATATGTCTGAACCACGAATGCGCGACTCATCGGATCCACTTTATGATCCCAATGACAAGTACAATGAGTACAAAGTAGATCTTCATTGTAATGAAGAACATTCAGATGATGAATGGGATCCTGAAACAGAAGGTAAGATTGCTGATCCATCTACTCGTCATCGTGATAAGATTTTAGATGACTTCTGTGATAACCACCCAGGTTCCCCCATGTGTAAAGTATTCGATGAATGAAGCCCAGTCCCGCGCTCTTGATCTTATGATCGAGAGTGTATATAAATCAGATAGCAAACTTCGTGGTTGTGCATACAATCAAGGATGTTTCGATGAACTTATGGGTTGGAGACAACTCATAATTGACACCCTATATCATTACAAAGATTTGAATGAAGTTCCTGCTCAAGTATCAGAAACCAAAGAAAAAACAGAATTATTGGTCTCATCAAGAAGCAATATTCTATGACATCAGGGATGCAATGATGTTTGAAAGACATGTGAAGACACAAGGAGCGATCAACACAGAGATCCGCCCCTTGTGACATTTTTCATAGTGTCCATTATTAGTTGAAAATTAGTCCAAATTAGTTTATATTAGAATCATGGACAACTTCATCATGGAATTCCCCCACAAAGCGCCCACAGGGTACGAATACTGGACAGATGACTTCAAGAAAACTATCAAACGGATATGGATTCGTAACCTTGGCAATTTCGTTTACACTGGTGGGGAGCATCCTTCTAGTGTGTGGGGTTTCTATGATAGCAGAAATAAATGTTACATCGCCCCAATCAATCACAAGAAACCAGGAAAACCAGTAAGAATTGAAGACACCTCCCCTTATTCGGCGATGCAGTTGAACCTCAATCCTTTAGAACGTGCGTTTCTATGAACACCATGGACCCAAATAGCATCATACTTAACACTCCATCTAAGTCTTTTGCATATGAAAAGATGTCCCGGGACATTGAAGAGTGCAAAGATGTTAAAATCCTACAAAACGCTCTCCGTTGCTATGTCAAACTCTACTTCAAGCAACAAGAAACAATGTCAATCATCGGATTATCAGATCAACAAACACAATTCGATGGAGACTCGTAAAAATAGAATGGCACATGAGTATGTGCCGAAACTACATGATTATGTGATTTGGCATCACAACAAAACCACAGAAGAGGGGTGGGTCTATTTTGCTGGAGATGAATATATTTCCATTGAGATCGGTGTCAGAGATAAACCAATTTGTGACCTGACAACACATCATAAACATCGAAAGAATCATGTTCTACTTGTATGTCAAAAATGGAATTGGCATGAGTTAGAATATGTCAAATCCAGAAAAAACTTTTACGATTGTGAATCCTAATGAAAGAATTTGATTATGACCTTGATTATGAGAATCTTGACTTTAGTGACCCTGAGACCAGACATCTTTATCGCATTGGTCGTGGGGAACAGGGCGTTCTCATGGTGAGACCATACACAGACGACATTTGTGCTCATTGGAGATTCAGAACTGCTGATATTGCAGTGAAGTCCAGTAACAAGATCTATGCAATGTATCTTGATTACAGAGACAATAAAGACTTCATTGGTATGGACATGTGCCGTAAGTTCCTGGAGATGGGATTTACGAGAGCTCGAAGATATGCAAACCATCATAGTGGACAAAAGTACGATTCATGTGGTAAAATAAAACCACAGGAAGACGACTGGGACACCTGTGAATATGCAGAATCTGCTCGTATTTTTAAGAAAGTGAGAGATCTTGCAACTTATAATGATACATATCAAAAGATGAGAAAAGAATGGAGGGCATCAGAATGACAACAGTATTTGTTGTGTTGTTTACATTTTCTCTTGTCTCCACATTATACATTACATGGCCTATTAAGAAACAAAAATGAAAAGAACACTCATTGGATTGGGACTGATTGCATCACTCATGGGTGGTGAAGTATTGGCGAAAGGATTTACATACCCTGGTAAAAAGACACATGATTTTCAATCTAACCCAATTAACTACCCTGAGGATTACTACAGCAATCATTCAATGGGTTGTATTCTCCTTCAAGATTGTAAAGTGGGTATTGTTGAAGTTAAATCCCTTGAAGATGTTGAGAAATATTATAGTAGATATCTTGGTGATCGGAAGGAGTTTGATGCGATCGTTCGTGAATTGAACAAGGCAGGTAGTAAAATATTCATTGCACCTACTGAGTATTTTCCCATTGGACATCGTGGTGTCTATCATACAATTAGCAATAACTTCTATTTGAATGATCAACATGTTCGCAAATATCATGTGTTGATGTCAGTAATGAGACATGAAGGATGGCATGCAGCACAGGATTGTATGGCAGGTACTATCAACAACAATATCATTGCTATTATTAAACCAGAAGAGGAAGTTCCTGAAATTTGGCAAGAGATGGTCAGAAGAACTTACCCCCCTGCTTCACGTCCTTGGGAGAAAGAAGCAACCTGGGCAGGTAAAACAGAAGGTATGACATTAGCAGCACTTAAGGCATGTAATACTGGTGCAATGTGGGAAGTATATGAACCCACACCTTTGACTAAAGAATATTTGATTAAGGAAGGATATATTAAGGAGTAATGTGGAGAATTTGGGCTAAAGCTCTAGGACAAAAGGAGGGTAGAGATGATAAAGAGGCGGATACAATTGCAATCATTCGTACTCTTATCATGTTTCAGTTGATTGTTACCAACTTCTTCATTATTGCTGGTAATGTTAAGAACTTATTTTTTGACACTACACCTGTGACAGTTGAACAAGTGAACACCAAATCTTGACAGATCCTGCTATATACTTTATAGTTTATATGTAAATCACTCAAGGGTCTGTATCATGCCTTCCTTCACCTACGCACAAAAGACTAAGTATCGTATCACGTTGGAGTTGGATGTTCTTGATGATTTCCAACCTCACAACATTGATTGGGAGAAACTTCTTGATGTTCAGGGAACTGAAAGTGTGACTGCATACGTTGAGGATCTCTCCTCCCCTGATCGGTGGTAATTAAAGTTACTCACCTCTAAACTGCCTCATCATTGTAATCAACTCATTCATCATGGCTAACAACTCCGCAGTTCTTCGTTCCCTCACTGACATGAAGAAGGTCTATAAAGACCAGAACTTCACCTTCAGTAAGGAACAACAGGAAAGGTATGACGTTCTGTTGGAACTTCGTCGTCAACGTATCACTCAACTGAAAGAAGACGGTCGGGTTTGGGTTGGTCCGAGTGATGCTGGAAAGGTAAAGGAAGAAGATAAGGATTGATATACATTGGAGGGTCTATGTAATTGTGTCTCCTTCCGCGAGACCTCCCCTCCTTTTTAGTCAAAAATTAGTCACATTTAGTATGCACACACATGTGAGATAAATAATACAACAAGATCTTGAGAAGAAATGGCATCCATTATCAAGAAACCATCTGCACTTGGTTCAAAGACAGTGTATTATGTTGGTGGCAATCGTTGGTCTGATGATAGATCTGAAGCACAGTCTTTTTCTGATGAATCATCAGCAAATGCTGTCATGGTTAATACTGACGGCACTAATGGTGGTTGGACTGGTGCTACTGTGGAGAACGAGTGATGAAATCATTCAAACAATTCATGACTGAAGCATCAATGCCTGATGAATTGGCAGGTGGTGCTTCAGTAAGACAATCAGGTGAGGGCGGTAGAGTATATCGTAAGAGAAAGAAGTCTGAGGCAGAGACACGCCGAATGAAGGCAGTTGGTGGTGGAAAGATGGCACCTGTCACATATAAAGATCGTAAAGATATTGGAACACAGAAGAAGAGAGAGACAAGAGAACAACAACCAACTAAGGATCGTGGTTCTGCTGAGGTCAAACAATCATATGCGGATAAAGTAAAAGCAGAACGTAAAAAGGCAGCACAGGCAAGAATTGCTGCAAAAAAGTCTGGTGGTGAAGTAAAGAAAGACACCACATCTTCCAGAGATAAAGAGAAGACTGCATCTAAGTTGTTGTCAACGAAGAAGGAGAAGAAACCAGTCAATCCCAACTACAAACCTGCAAAAGCATCAGGTAAAACTAGAGCAGAACGTGATAAGATTAAGAACCAGGCAAATAAGTATCTGAAGAGTGTATTTAAGGACCAAGAAACTGCGAAGTATAAGAAAGAAACAGGTCAGAACCCTGATGCCAAGGGAAGAACGAAGATTCTGGGTAGAGTGAACAAAAGGATGTCAACTTAGTCGTAATTAAAGTTACTCACCTCCAAATTGCCCTATAGTTGTAAGACACACTGATTCATTATGTGGGAAGAAATCCAAGACTCACCAGGTGAGATTTATGACATGGAAGATTTCTACAAACAAGTAGAAGAACTCCGTGAAATCATGGACAAATGTGTTAAACTTGAGGAACAAAAATGATCACCATTCACAAATACGAACTGGAAATACTTCTCGAAGGTATTGAAGACACACTGAGAGTCATGTCTGGTGTTGATTATTCAGCAGACAGTTATGACCCTCGTAATATAGAGAAAACTGCACCATATGCAGTTGGTTATTCAAAATCTAGTCTTCGACTTATTCATGACACTCTCACACGAATGGTGGAGGATGACAAATGAAATTTGAAATCACACAAATTGAATTCGATTTTGATGATGAATTTGGACCTTATCCTGAAGAGGAAAAACAAGGTGTAATCAATCAAACGATGACAACAATTTGGGAAGCATGTGATGAGGATGATCTCATCGAAGAAATCACATGTGCATCGGGTTGGTGTATCAAATCCATCGATTATCGTCACATTCTAAAATGATCACATCCAAACGTCAAATGCTCAAGATCATGAGCACCTGTGCCCAGGCAGATACTCTCACAAGAGAGGAAAAGTTTCAAGTATTCTGTAGAGTATGTGACAACATGCTCAATGAAGGTAGAATGACCAAAACAACTCACAAACGATTCACAGAAATCTGGTGATTATTGTTACTCACCTCGAAACTGCCCCATTGATGTAACACTGACCTAAATTATGACTTCCACCCATCTCGAACATCCTGAAGATCTCATCCTCACGGGTGATATGTCTGTGATTGATGCACTGTTTGCACCCGCAGATATTACCATGAAGATGGATGGAATGTCTCTAGTTTGGGGCACTAATCCTGACAATGGTAAGTTTTTTGTTTGTACCAAAGCAGCATTCAACAAGAAAAAGATTCGTCTTTGTTATACCACAGACGACATCTTCACTCACTTTGGTCATCAAATAGAAGTCGTTGAGATTCTGTCATATTGTCTCAAGTATCTCCCCCGTACAGAGAACATTTATTGGGGTGATTGGTTGGGTTTCGGTCGCACTCAAGTCCTGAAACAGAACACCATTTCTTATCTCTTTCCTCAGAAGATTGATCAGAAACTTGTAATTGCACCTCACACTCAAGTTTTTATCACTCAGGATGGTCTTCTTTCTAACGCAGTTTGTAAACCACTGACTGAGATCTTTGTTGACACCGCTATCATCAAGTGGGTGCAACCTTCGATTGACCGTCTTCCTCTCAAACAATCTGCACCTAAACTTGATACCTCTAAGGTTCAGTTCATGACAACCAAGGAGGCAAATGTTGCGAAACAACGTATCAACACTCTGATCAAAGAGGGTCGTGAGTTGACTGATTCCAACTTACTTGACATACTTGGTTGTGTTTATCTGACCAATCTTTATCAGATGATTATTGAAATCAAAGAGGACATTATGGAGTCTATGATTGTCAATGATGCACCTCGTAGTTTCATCTTTAACGATGTAGAAACTGATGGTGAGGGTTATGTATTCCACAACCAGTTTGCATCATTCAAACTTGTAAATCGTGAAGAGTTCGCATACGCAAACTTCACTGACGGTCGTTTCAACTAATGAAAATTTTTCGTTTCCTTTATTACATTTCCATCGGAACTTTGTTAATCGCAACTATCAACATCTTCTCTGAAATTAACGAAGCAGAGAGGAGACAAGAGGCACAATCTGCAGTCGAAAGACTTATGCAACCTCCATCAAATGTGATAGAATAAAGTTACTCACCTCCATATTGCCCCATTGATACAGACACCTACACTATGACAATCACCCTCCGTCCCCATCAGCAACGCGGACTGGATGCACTCAAGCAAAATGCTATTGGGCAAGTCATAGTTCCCACTGGAGGAGGTAAGACACTGATCGCAATCATGGATGCAGTGCGTCGATTTGAGATCAAAGTTCCTCGCACTATTGTTGTTGTTGCCCCTCGTATTCTTCTTGCAGAACAACTTTGCAGTGAATACATGGAGCACATCAACAACGCAAATGTTCTCCATGTTCACAGTGGAGAGACCAAATACTTCAAGACAACTAAAGCAGATCGCATCAAGTTGTTCGTGGAGATGTGTCAAACCGTTCGTGAACATGTTATCATCTTCACCACATATCACTCCCTGCACCGTGTGCAAGAGTCTGGAATCCCTGTAGATACGATTTACTTTGACGAGGCACATAACAGTGTCCAGCGTCACTTCTTTGGTCCCACAGAGTATTTCTCGAAACACGCAGATCGTTGTTACTACTTCACTGCAACTCGCAAGACTTCGGTCACTATTGCTAAACCAGGGATGAACGATCGTGAGGTCTACGGTGACATCATTGCTCGTGTATCTGCACCCGAACTTGTGCAAGGTGGGTTCATTCTTCCCCCTAAAGTGAAGGTGATCGAGATGGACAAGGTTGCAAACAAGGACGTGCATCCTCACATGGAGAGTAACAACATTCTCACCACGATTGATGACGTTGGTGTCAAGAAAGTCCTCGTATGTGCAAAGACTACCAAACAACTCACCACGATCTTTCAGACTGATTTTGCAGACCAACTTGCACAACGTGGTTATTCTTATCTCTACATCACTTCTAAGACTGGTGCTGTCATTGACGGTAAGAAAGTCAGTCGTGAGGTATTCTTTGAGACACTGAATGCATGGGGTAAAGATACCGACAAAAAGTTTGTTGTTCTTCATCGTTCGATTCTGTCTGAAGGTATCAACGTGTCGCAACTCGAATGTGTCATCTTCATGCGTAACATGGACATCATCGAGATGACACAAACCATCGGACGTGTGTTGCGTAAAGGTGGAGAATCTAAGACTTATGGATTCTGTGTTGTCCCTGTTTATTCTAAGGTTGGTATCTCTACCGCCAAAGGATTGCAGACGGTTGTTGATACTGTGTTTGAAAAAGGTGAGATGCTTGATTCTGTTGTTCGTCGTTAATGTGTATGCAACCAACCAATTCTTACATTCTTGATTGTAATCCAGGTCCCCTAAGTTTCGTTGTAGGTGATTGGAATGATGCAGTGGGTTTCTATGCAGCAGTTCCCTGTCATAAGGGTTTGGCAGTTGTAAATCAAGGAAATGTAATAAAGATTTGCAAGACCACATCTTCTGCCCGAAAGTATATCGAGAAACACCAAAAACGTAGGAAATAAAGTTACTCACCTCGAAAGTGCCCCATAGTTGTAAGACACTTCTACCAAACACCAAATGACAACAATCGACACCACATACAACGGTTGGAAAAACTACGAGACCTGGAATGTTTCCCTCTACATTAACAATGAGTATGGGATGTATATGACAGCACTCGATTGGGTAAAAGATCGTTTGTGGAATAAAGAGGCAGTTTCATATGATGATTTCCGTCACATTCTAAACTCACAGTTTGGTGATAAAACTCCAGACGGTGTTTGGTGGGATGATGACACTCTCGACCATGAAGAACTGTCTGAAATGTTGTTAGAATTGGTGGACTAAGTTCCACCTCTTTTTTATACTTTACACACACAAATCATGTACGAATTTGAAGTCACATTGTCCAAAGGTGGTCGTCACATTGTTGTTACCGTCTTTGCAGAATCCACTCATCGAGCATACAAACAGGCAGAACATTTATATCCTGGATGTAGAGCACTGAATGCAATTATGTTGTGATTATTATTACTCACCTCGAAACTGCCCCATGAATATGAACAACACTAATCAAGAGATCAAATTCAACATCTACGGTGAGATGTTTCATTCTAATGGTTATTCACGAATGGACGTTCTGAGTTACATTGCATCCTCAAGAGAGGAAGCATTGGTAACATGTAAGCGTCTCAATCCTAAGTTTCACATTATGTCAATCTGGGAAGATCACAGTGAAGTTGAAACTGTTAAAGTACAATCGTTGAGTATTTGAGTTACTCACCTCGAAACTGCCCCATGAATATGAACAACACTATCCGAAACATCTTAGACACTCTCCCACAGTTTATCACTGAAATGGACGCAGATTGGGAGATGACTGTTGATTATGTCATGTCACAGATTCAACCAACCATCCCTGAATGGGCATTGATTGAGAAAGTTTATGACAACACAATCGACTAAAATCTATTCACTATTCACTGATCTTTTCAACAAAACTATGATTAACTACCTTGTTAAATGTCCATCTGATCCATATGAAAACACTTCCACATATGATCTAGATCGTGCATATGATCTCTGTTATAATCTCTCTGAAGAGTATGGATATGCAGAGATTGGTTATTACAATCTCAACGGTCATTATCAGTTAGTTGCTGACTATGGGAGTCGTTGATTCCTTATGAATTAAAGTTACTCACCTCCAAACTGCCCCATAGTTGTAATCACCACATCACTCACACCATGAGAAAGATTGAATCCCAAATGTGTCAGGCAATTCACAACAATGAGAATTGGTCTTCTGGAAATACACAAGTTGTCACAAATGACACTGTTTCAAATGTTTATTTTCACGGTAATCTGATCGCGACAGTGACAGATACCGATATGACAATCTTCGACGGTGGTTGGCAATCAAACACCACTAAATCTCGACTGAATGCACTTTGTCAAGAATTTTGTATCAGTGGAGAAGGAGTCTTTC